GCGAGGAAATCGTGATGGGCGAGGAGCGGGACATAAAGGACGCTGGCCTGGTCGTGGTCTACGGCTATTCAGACGATAATGTGGAGTTCTGCGGGGCAATCAACGACGAGGTTGGCTCCTATGATGGCGGTACCGTCTACCTCACCGAGACCGGCATTCTGGAAAGCCCCTCCTGCGAGTGCGCCGAGTACTGCGACTGCCCTTATTTTGACGCAGCCCGGAAAAAGGCCAAGACCATCAAGGCCGTGTGGCGCAACAGAGGCGGCCCCTGCTGGACGTTCGAGACGGACATCCCGCACGAGACGTTCACCATCCTTGAGAACGGCGAACCGTGGTGCATCGGGATCGTGTTCAGCATGAAGGACGTGACAGAATGACAGAAAGCGGCAAGGCATATCGTGCCCGCAATCTGCGGTATAAACGGGCGGCACTGGCCTCCATGGGGTTTGACATCATCCGGAATGAGTTGGAAGAAATGCGGGATTCCATGGACGCAATCCACTGGTGGAGCGACCAGGACGAGGAAACGCTGCTCAACGCCTTGGACGGGGACGAGGATGATGCTTGGGAGTTCAAAATGGCATTCTCGGATCTGGAGGCCAAAGCGGACCGGCTGTTTGAGACGATCTATGACCTGGCTCGGTACGAGGAGAACTTCGGACAGACCTTCGATGACTGCACTGTGGCGCTGATTGGCAACCGCTATCAGGTGATTGGGCTTGATACCTACGAGGAGGACTATTTCGGCCTGACCAACTATGAGAGCGGTCTGGCCCAGACTGAATCGGGAAAGAGGTTGATGCGAAAGACCAAGGCGGAGATCATTGCCACTGTCGGGCAGTGCCTGGGCATCTTGATTTCGTTTCTGGATCTGCGGCAGCAATACGATTACCTCAGAGCCACGTTTGATATTCTACGGGACCAGAATACCTCTATGCTCCAGCAAATCAAGGAGATCGAGAAAGCCTATCTGGAGATGGTGACGGCGGATGAATTCGGAGATCACAACCGAGAAGCCGTGAAGCGGTTTGACCAGCTGCTGGCCTCCCTGCCGGATCGGGCGTGGATCGAATAGGAGGGAACTGTCGTGAAATACTGCTGCAATGAATGCAAAAACAAGGACTGCCCAGTTAACTACAAAAACGCGCCCAAGGGAGCGCCGATTCAGCTCGCTGCCCTCTGCGGCTCGAAACAATGCACGGGCTACAAGCGTCCGTGAGGTGATGGAGGAATCATCATGAGTTTTTCAATCGAACTGCCCCAAACCTACACATTTTCCCTTTGCATCGACCAGGGAGGCCACACCATTGTTGACACAACGGTCGAAGTGCCGGACACCAGAGAGGGAATTGCCAGAGCAAAGAGAACCGTCCAGCGCCTGATGAACGAGTACGCCCCGACTCCCAAGGCGCCGGAGCCGGCGGGACTGAACCCGGAGAGCCAGCCCCCCCGCCGACCTGTTGCCGGCAGCGGAGACTGCACCCACCCCGCCCCCGGAGAAAAAGCCGGAAGGGGCGCGGGGACTGCTTCGCCTCCACTGCCCGGAGTGTGGGAACACCTTCGGGACATTCCTGCGGGAGTACCAGACCGAGATAGAGTGCAAATGCGGCCACCACATCGACCTCACGGGCCAACTTGGCCGGTACCACGCCACCTGTCCGTACTGCCAGCATGAGAGCTGGGGCAAGACCAACAGCGAGGAACCAGTGGTTGAAGTTCGGTGCAAGTGCAAAGAGATGATTCGGCTTCAATGGGTACCGGAAGCCAGAGAATATCAGAACTGAAGAAAGGCGAGGAGGTTGCCCAGAATGCCTAAGAAATACATCGACAGCCGCGGTTGGAAGTACCAGGTCATGCCTGGCCTTGGTGAGAACACCTTTAAGGCCCGGTACCAGCGGCCGGAGAAACAGGGTGATGTCGGCTGGAAGGGTGTGGCCGCCGTCCCGTGGCGCGGAAGCCGTGAGGAAGCCCAGACTGACCTTGACCAGCTGGCCGAGAAGAAAGGGTGGGCGGAATGGAACGGCTGACAACAAGGGATAGTCAGGGGCTCGCCTATTTTGACAATGATGGTACCTTGATTCGCGGGGCAAACGGCGCGTTCCATCAGAAGAAAGACATGACCGCACACTATATCCACGACAGGTTTGTTGCTCTCGACAAGGTTATAGACCGCCTTGCCGCCTATGAGGACACCGGCCTGGAGCCGGATGAGATCCGCCGCTTCCTTCAGACTGGCACTGGCGGGCTCTACAAAAAGCTCCCCTGCAAAGAGGGGGCCCCGGTCTGGTGGATCGATGTGGACTGGCTACCGGGGAATGGGCCGATGTTCCACAAGATATCCTCTGGCAAGTTCCGGTATGCAATGCTGGACTGGAACAATCCAGTTTATACATCTCAGGCAGATGCGGAGGCGGCCTTGGCGAAGATGGCAAAGGAGGGAACGACCAGTGAGAAAAGCGATCGCTATTGACTTTGATGGGTGCCTCAGCACCGATGCTTTCCCGGCCATCGGTGAACCGAACTGGCCCGTCATCAACCGGGCCAAGGCAGAGCAGCGGGCTGGAGCTGGCCTGATCCTGTGGACCTGCCGGGAGGATCAGCTGCTTCTGGATGCCATCGCCGCCTGCGAGGGGTGGGGGCTGACCTTCGATGCTGTAAATGAGAGCTTACCCGATTGGATCGAGGCGTTTGGGACCCGCCCCCGGAAGGTCGGCGCTTCAGAATATTGGGACGATAAGGCTGTACGGATGCCCGATGCTCTGCCGCCCAACGACCCGCTGACCCTGGATGAGCTGCGGGGGATGGATGGGGAACCGGTGTGGATCGCCAAAATGGGCGGGAGCGGTGGCGTGTGGATGCTGGTTGACGCAGAATATGAACTTTGCCGTGAGGCTCACGGTGAAATGGCAGTGATCGAGAACTGCGGAAAGACTTGGCTGGCCTACTGCCGCAGGCCGGAGGAGGTGACGCCATGACCGACCCATTCGCCGTTATCCCCGTCAGACCCCGCAAAAAGGTGCCCCGAAAATGCTCTACATGCGCGGACAGGCAGTGCTGTACGCGGGGAAAAATTGTGGATTGGATGCATTGTAACCAATGGATTTTGGATGAGGTGAAAACTTATAAAGAGAAAGCGCACTCCTAATGGGTTCCTTTTGGGGGTTCTACGAAGCGAAGACTTTTCCGATCTAACTCCGGCAGAAATAGCAGAGGTCCTTAACGTCCCGGTTAGTTCTGTAAGAAAAACAATGTGGTGTATCAAACGTGAGACTGGAGAAATAGTCCGCCATGTGGACGGAAGGACGGTCAGATGGAGAAAGCGTAAAATTTTGGATAGTTAGAATAACTATCTATCTTTTCAAAATGGAATATTTGTGTTAAACTAAAATCAAACAAATCATTTTCGGAGGTGGGATCATGGGCAGGCCCAGGAAGTTCAAAACCGAAAAGGAACTCTCAGACGCCTGGGAGCAGTACAAGGCGTGGTGCAATGACCAGGAGGTGCTTGCCCATGATTTCAGCTCCAAAAATTCGGAGTTTGTCAGTGCAAAGCTCAAACGCAGCGTTACATACACCATCGAAGGGTTCTGCGTGTGGGCGGGAATCTCCCGCGCTGCTTTCTATGAGCGGTATGTGGCAGATGCTCGCTTTGCTGACACCACTACGCGCATGAGGGAAGAGTGCGAGGTTGACGCCCGGATGAAATTCGAGCTTGGGGTTATCGATACAAAGCTTGCGCCGCTGTGGATGAGCAGGCACGGCTACAGCACGAAGACTGAATCAACCCAGGCAGACGATGGAGGTGTGCAGATCATTGACGACATGTAAGCTTTCAAGCGTCATATCGCCCGCTTTCCGGGAATCCCACCGCGCAGTGAAGTCAGGAGAGATCAGCGAACTGGTGGAAAAGGGCGGGCGGGGATCTGCCAAGTCCAGTTACATCTCCGTAGAACTGATCTTGCAGCTGCTGAAGCACCCTGACTGCCACGCTGTTGCGCTGCGGAAGGTCGGTAATACGCTCCGCACCTCTGTCTATGCACAAATCTGCTGGGCCATTGCGGAACTAGGGCTGTCCAGTAAGTTCAAATGCACGGTCAGCCCTATGGAATGCACCTACCTGCCCACCGGCCAGAAAATCCTGTTCTTCGGCCTGGACGATCCTGGCAAGCTAAAATCCATCAAGCTCCCTTTTGGCTATATCGGCATTGGCTGGTTTGAGGAACTGGATCAGTTTGACGGACCGGAGCAGGTGCGCAATGTGGAGCAGTCCATCTTTCGCGGCGGACCATACTCCTTTTGCTTCAAGTCCTTCAACCCGCCAGCCATGGCCCGAAACTGGGCCAACAAGTATGTCCTGGAATCCAAGGCGGGCCGTATGATCCATCACAGCACATACCTGACCACGCCGGAGGAATGGCTGGGGACAAAGTTCATAAATGATGCACAGCATCTGCGGGAGACAAACGAGACTGCATACCGCCACGAGTACCTGGGCGACGTAGTAGGCAGCGGATCGGCAGTGTTCGAGAACCTGCGGATGGAGCCCATCACAGACCAGCAGATTGCCGCCTTTGATTACCATTATTTCGGCCAGGACTGGGGCTGGTACCCCGACCCCAACCACTTTGCAGGCTGTGCCTATGAGGGTGGGATACTGTATATCTATGAGGAATTCCGGGGCTGGCGGCAATCCAATGCAGCTTGGGCAGAAAAGATCAGGCACCACATGGACGACCTGATCCTGGCCGACCCTGGCAGCGGAGGCGACCGGAATGTGGGGGATTTCCGTGCATACGGTTTCCGGATGCGGGAGGCGCAGAAGGGGCCTGGCAGTGTGGACTACGGAATCAAGTGGCTGCAATCGCTGCGGGCCATTGTCATCGACCCGGACCGGTGCCCAGAGACAGCCAAGGAGTTTGGCGAGTACGAGTATGAGCGCGATCCCAAAACCAACGAAGTACTGGAGGGATATCCCGATGCGGCCAACCACAGTATCGACGCTGTGCGGTACGCTATGGAGCCTGTGTGGAAACGGCGCGGGAGGTGAGCATGAATCGGCTGAGGACTTGGCTGTTGGAACGGTTCCTTCCCGCTTGGGCCAAGGATACCATCTATCAGGAGAATAAAGCCTTGCAGGAGAAGCTGGAACAGAAGAATCAGGAAATCCGGGTTCTGAATGCTTATATAGACGGCCTGGAGGCTGGTGTGCGGTCTGCTGCACGGCGAGTTACGGTTCAGACGGGAGGCAAATCATGAGCATATGGAGTGCCTTAAACTGCGCATACAGCTTTGAGGATGCTTTCAGGGGCAAGGATTGCACGACAAAAGCCATGCAGACAGCTATCCAGGAGTGGATCTATCTATACTACAATCGAGAGGTAACAGAGGATAGTGACCCGTGCCAGCAGATTGCCTACACCATTGTGAACAAGCTGACGAAGACCGCCTTTGGGGAGTACAATGCCGAGAGCACAGACCAATTTGCCCAGGCTGTCCTGGATGCGCTGGGGGCGGTGAAAAACGCTGCCATGCAGCTTGCCCTGATCGGCGGCGAAGCGTGGTTAAAGCCGGTCTCTGGGAAAGATGGCTTCACATTCTCTGTTATCCGGCGGGATAATGCCGCAATCTTTGGACGTGACAGCCAGGGTATCCCTAATGATATGGTGACGGCGGAATACACATCGGACAGTGGTGGATTTTATTCCTTGCTGGAGCGGAGGACAGTGGATGGGCGGGGGTATCTGACTATCCGAAACAAGCTGTACCGATCCGATACGCAAAATAATCTGGGCGTACCAGTAAGCCTCAAGGCGTTAGACCGGTACAAAGACTTGCCAGACGAATATACATTCCGGGAGCCGTTGGGCGGGCTGGGGCTGGTCTACTTGAAAACGCCAATAGAAAACTGCGTGGACGGCAGCCCTGATGGCGTGAGCGTCTACGCCCCGGCAGTTGGCCTGATCCACAATATCGATCACAATGAATCCCTGCTCAATGGAGAGTTTGACCGAGGGCAATCCCGCATTATTGCATCTGCTGATCTGCTGCAGAAAGACCGCAGCGGACGGCGCAGACTGGAAGACAAGGTTTTTGTTGGAATCGACGATGATCCGCAGGCGGTTGGGCTGACCATCTTCTCCCCGGAGCTTCGCGAGCAAAGTTTTCTGGCGAGAAAGCAGTCCTATCTCCGGGCTGCGGAGAGCGCTATCGGATTGAAACGTGGATTGCTCAGCGAGGTCGAGGAAACGGAGCGGACAGCCACAGAGGTGACGAGCTCCGCCGGGGATTACAACCTGACCATCATCTCTTTTCAAAAGATGTTTGAATCTGCTGTAAAGGAGGCCGTTCGGTTGTGTGGTCTGCTGGGTTCGCTATACCATGTGCCGGGCGCCCATGTGGTGGCAGAGGATGCGGTATCCATCGACTGGGGCAACGGCATTCTCTATGACGAGGACAAGACGTGGGCAGACTACCTTGATATGGTGAGCCGCGGCCTGCTCAAGCCAGAAATTGCCCTGGGCTGGCGGTTCGGTATGCCAGCGGAGACAGAAGCGGATCTTGCAGCCATCCGCGCCAAGTACATGCCTGAGATGCAGCAGCTTGGAGAGGGTGCGGAGGATGAGGAATAATGCTCACGCCGGATCAGATTGATGCACTGCGGGAGGGTGTCCGGAAGATAACCGATCCTATTACGGAGTATCTGCTGCGTGATATCTCCCGTCGCATTGCCCAGGCGGGGGAGCTGACCAGCACAGCGGCCTATCAGATTTGGCGGGCTCAGCAGCTTGGCATATCCCAACGGCAGATCAAGAAGGAGCTGCGCCGCCTGCTGAAGCTATCTCACAAGGAAATCCGGCGGATCATGTACCAGTCCGCACAGTCCGGCTACAACCTGGATGTGAGCCGGTTCCCCCAGGTGCAAGCAGTTCCCTTTGCGCAGAACGAATCCTTGCAGCAGATCGTATCCGCTGCTGTGAAGCTCGCCCAGGATGATTTCACCAATATCACCCAGACCATCGGCATGGTTGATCCATTTGGAAATGCGCTGCCGCTCCAGGACGCTTACCGAAACTGCACGGATTTTGCGTTCAAGCAGGTTATCACCGGCGCGGCCAGCTATACAGAGGCCGTCCGACAGGCTACACGAAATCTGTCGGACAAGAGGTTGCGGGTGATTGACTACCAGAGCGGGGTACATACCTCCCTGGAGGCCGCTGTCAGGCGAAATATCATGGGTGGCCTGGGCCTGATGCAGGAGCAGATCAGCCAGACGGTGTATGAGCAGCTGGGCTGTGACGGATGGGAGATCACCGCCCATGCCAACAGTGCGCCTGACCACGAGCCCATCCAGGGGAAACAGTATCCGGACGAAGAATACCAGAGGCTGAACAACGCCTTGCAGAGACGGATCGGGACGCTGAACTGCGGACATGCCGCCTTTCCGATTATCCTTGGCGTCAACTCCCCACAATACACTGCTGATGAGCTGGAGAAGTTCCGGGAGGACAACGAGAAGGGGGTGACAGTGGACGGCGTCCATTACACCGGATATCAGGCCACCCAGATGCAACGAAAGCTTGAGCGGGCCATCCGGCGTCAAAAGTACCGAATCATGGTGGATGAGGCCACCGGGGATCAGAAGAAGCTGGATCAGGATAAGACCAAACTGACCATCCTGCACCAGCGGTACCGGGAGTTCTCAAAGGCCGCTGGGCTGCGCACACAGTACGAGAGGACAGAGGTTGCTGGATTTGGGGAGAAGGTAAAAACACATGGATGAGAAGACTGTATATGCAATAATGCAAGCCTTAATCAAAGGATTCCGGGTGGAACTGGTGCTTCAAAAGGATGGGACAATCTCTGTTCAAACTATTCAGCGGAAGAAGCTGAAAACATAATATTGTTACCCACGGCATAAATGTTTGCCGGGAAGGACCGAATGAGGTCAACTATTCGATGTTTTCGGATGGTTGACCTCATTTTATTTTTAAGATCAGAAAGGAGTACGCAATGAAAGCGGAATTTTTGCAGAATTTCAAGGTAGGGGATACACCCCTGCCCAAGGAAGTGGTGGACGCCATCCTGGCGGAAAACGACCGCGACATGACGGAGGCGGTAAAGCCGTTTGCCGACTACGAGGACATCAAGAAGCAGCTGGCCATAGCTAAGGACGGTCTGAAGGCTTTCGACGGCGTTGATGTGAAAGACCTCCAGGGGAAGGTGGCGCAGCTCACCAAAGACCTCGCGGACAAGGAGACAGAGCACCAGGCCAAGCTCGCGGAGTTGGAGTTTGACGGTGCGCTGAAGGATGCCATCACCGCTGCCAGGGGGCGCAGCGTAAAGGCCGTACGCGCCATGCTGGATGTGGATGCCCTCCGTGCCAGTAAAAACCAGCAGGCTGACATCAAGGCCGCTCTGGATGGACTGAAGAAAGACAGCGGCTACCTCTTCGAGAGCGAGGAAACCCCGCCCCCCTATGCCGCCGGAACCGGCACACAGCCGCCCCCGTCTGGCACAGGCTTCAACTTTGGCTTTACTGGGGTGAGAGCCCCGGCAGCCGCCAACAAGTAAGAAAAGGAGAGATCAATTATGCCAGCACTGAACTATGCACAGGCTTATTCCACGGCCCTTGCTCAGGCATACCCCTACGTCCTGCACTTCGCGGCCCTGCGCAGCGCGGAGAACGATTCCCGCTACCGCTGGGTCAATGCCAACACCATCCAGATCCCCAGCCTGACCACCACCGGCCGGGTAGACGCAGACCGCGATACCATCGGCGTGGCCAAGCGGAATTTCAACAACGCCTGGGAGCCCAAGACACTGGTCAATCACCGTAAGTGGTCTACCCTTGTCCATCCGCTGGACGTTGACGAGACCAACCAGGTGGCCTCTATCCAGAACATCACCAAGGTTTTTAACGAGGAACAAAAATTTCCAGAGATGGACGCCTATCTGGTATCCAAGCTGTACTCTGAGTGGAATGACGCCGGAGGTGCAGCTGACACCACCGCCCTGACCACCGAAAACATCCTGTCCGTGTTTGACAGCTACATGGTGGCTATGGACGAGGCGAATGTACCCAAGGTGGGCCGCATCCTGTACACCACGCCTGTCA